AAGCTGGTGGTCGAAAATGGCCTTCGCGAGCAGTTGACAGCTGCCGGTGTTACCAACCCAGCGCATCAGAAGGGCGCGATCGCGATGCTGTCGAGCCAGGTGCAGATCGCGGCTGACGGCGACAATCGCGTGGCCAAGGTCGGCGACAAGGCGCTTGCTGATTTCGTCAAGGAATGGGCTGGCACGGACGAAGGCAAGGCGTTCGTGACTGCGCCCGCGAATGGCGGGGGCGGAGCACCCGGATCGAGCACCAAAAACAGCAATGTGCAGACAATGACCCGCGCCGCGTACAATGAGCTCGACCAGCAGGCACAAGGCGAGGCTGGCCTGAAGATGGCCAAGGGCGAATTGAAGATCGTCGACGAGGCCGCGTGACGAAACGGCGGGACACGGATATATGGGCTCGCCGAAAGGGGCCTGTTATGCGTGTCCTGCTGCTCGCGCTGGCATTGACCGGCGCATCGCCTGAACCTCCCAAAGCCGTGATCGAGGCCGTCAAGGCGCAACTGAAAGACCCGGACTCGGCGCAGTTCAAGGGCATCGTGCAGTCCGGCCCGTCGACCTATTGCGGCTGGGTCAATGCGAAGAACGGCTTTGGCGGCTACTCCGGGTTCCAGCTGTTTTACGATGCCAATGGCGCGGTCGCGATCGTCAGCGCGGAGTATATTCGCCTGATGGAGCGCTACCAGGCAAAGGATGCCAGCCTCGCCGACAAGCTCGCGCTCCTCGCGCCGTGCAGGAGCACGTCCGCCGACAACTAAAGGCGGTATTTCGTCCAAACCTATCACCTGATCGCCGCCAGCGCATATTTTCATGCGCAGCGGCGGGCTAGGCCCGCCCGCACTCCGGCTAGGCCGGGCGCCGCAACAGCAGGCTAGGCCGCTCGCGGTTGCACGAGATCAATCGCAAGCGGAGTGTGCCAGCATGGCGACGAACACGATCACCAACCTGATCCCCGACCTCTACACCGCGCTTGACGTCGTGTCGCGCGAGCTGGTCGGCCTCATTCCGTCGGTCACCGGCGACATGACCTTCGAGCGCGCTGCCGTCGGGCAGACCGTCCGCTCGCCGGTCGCTCCTGCCTCGACCGCTTCCGACATCACGCCTGCGGTGATCCCGCCCGATGACGGCGAGCAGACCATCGGCAACGTCAGCATGACGATCCAGAAGGCGCGCCGCGTTCCGGTACGCTGGAACGGCGAGCAGAGCCGTGGCCTCGACAACAACGGCCCTGGCCGCCGTCGCATCATGGTCGATCAGTTCACGCAGGCCATGCGCACGCTCTGCAACGAGGTCGAAACCGACCTTGCCGCGCTCTATGCGTCGGCCTCGCGCGCTTACGGCACGGCCGGTACTACGCCGTTCGGCACCGCGGGCGATTTCAGCGATGCTGCTTTCGCCGCCAAAATCCTCAAGGACAACGGCGCTCCGCTGAGCGACATCAGCCTGGTCGTCGACACGATGGCCGGCGCGAAGATGATCGGCCTGCAGTCGCGCTACGACGTCGCTGGCGACACGCAGATGCAGCAGCAGGGCATCATCCTAAAGAAGGCCGGCTTCAACATCCGCGAGTCGGCGAAGATCGGCATCGCGGCTGTCGGCACCGGCGCCGGTTATCTGGTCAACAACCCCAGTAACTATGCCGCGGGCGCGACCACGATTGCGCTCGACACCGGCACCGGCACCGTCCTCGCTGGCGACATCGTCACGTTCGCGGGCGATACCAACAAGTACGTCGTCGCCACTGCGCTCAGCGGCGGCAACATCGTGCTCGCGGCGCCGGGCCTGCGTCAGGCGCTCAACGACAACACCGCGATGACGGTGATCGGCGCGGCGACCCGCAACATGGCGTTCAGTCGCAACGCCATCGCGCTTGCGACCCGTGCGCCGGCTCTGCCGGAAGAGGGCGACAGCGCGGACGATCGGCAGATCATCACCGATCCGCGCTCGGGGCTTAGCTTCGAAGTCGCGATGTATAAGCAGTATCGCCAGGTCCAGTACGAGGTCGCTCTCGCCTGGGGCGTCAAGGCGGTGAAGACGGAGCATCTCGCTCTGCTCCTCGGCTAACGAGTTGGGAGCCGGGGTCAGTCCCCTTCCTCGGCTCCCAAATTCCCCGACAAGATCAGGAGAGAATCGTGGCGGACAAGAAGGAAGCGCCCAAGGCAGCGGACAAGAAGGAAGCGCTCATTCCGATGGTCCGTTCAGCCGACGCATTCCCTGAAGGCCCGCACGCTGCCGACGTTCACCCGGCCGAGGTCGAGAACTTCGCAGCCGGTGGATGGGAGAAGGCATAATGGAACGGGCAATCATCGAAGGCGTGCTGTTCTTTGCGCTGTTTGCGGGCGTCATCTGGTTTGTGATCGGGCGCATGAAGAAGGACGGTGCCTGGCCGCCGAAGCTGTAAGTGCTGCTGCTGCTCGCGAACAGGGCCGCACCGCCTCGCAATTACCCTCTCGCCGGAGTGCCCCAAACCTACCCGCTGAAGGGCGTTTCGCAGCAATATCCGCTGGCGAAGTGAGAGGCACGAAATGGCGTTGATCGTCGAGGATGGCACGGGTCTGGCGAATGCGGAGAGCTACATCTCCGTCGCCGACGCCGGCACGCGCCACTCGAATAACGGCATGACCAACTGGGCGACGCTCACTCTCGAAGAGCAGGAGCAAGCGCTTCGCCGCGCGACGCAGTTCATGGAGCAGGCTTTCCGCGAGCGCTGGCACGGCTATCGCCGCAATTTCGACCAGGCGCTGTCGTGGCCGCGCTGGGACGTATCGGTCGACGAATATCCGGTGAGGTTTGACATCGTGCCGCGCGAGGTTGCAGCGGCTTGCGCTGATCTGGCGCTAAAGGCCGCGGCCGGCGATTTGAACGCGGACCTGACGCGCGGCGTCGTGCGCGAGAAGGTTGGCCCGATCGAGACCGAGTACGATCGCTATTCGCCGCAGGCTGTCCGCTATCGCGCAATCGAGATGACGCTGGCACCTTACCTGAAGGGGTCGAATTCGACCGTCGGGCTGGTGCGCTCGTGAGCTATCTCGGCACTCAGACCGCCGCCGCACGGTTGCTTGCCGACAAGGGGCAGGCCGTCACGCTGACCGTCTCGACGCCGGGCCCCTATGCGAACGGCGCGGTCACGCTGACCGAAACGACCGTCCAGACGACGGGCGTCGTGCTGCCGCTCTCGCGCGGGCTCAAGCACATGCCGGGAACCGACATTGTGGCGGGGGATCAGCAACTTCTTCTGCCGGGCGACATTGCCCAGCCTTCGCTCGATACCAAGGCCACGATTGGCGGTGTCGATTACACCGTCGTCGAAGTTGCGCCGCTTGATCCCGGTGGCACGGCGCTGCTTTACGATTGCGTGATCAGGGGCGCGCAATGAGCACGTTCTCTGTCCAGCTCCGCGACTTTGCGAACAAGGCCAATGGCCGCGCCGACGATCTAGTCGGGCTCGTCACGGTCAAGATCGCGCAGCGGCTCGACGAGCGCTCGCCGGTTGGCGACGCGAGCTATTGGAAGAACAAACCGCCCAAGGGCTATGTCGGCGGCCGGTTTCGCGGCAACTGGCAGCTCGGCGTCAATGTTGTTCCAGCGGGCGAGACCGGACGCATCGACCCGTCGGGCGAAGTGACGCTCGGCACCATCGTCGCGAGCGTGCCGAAGCAGGCCGCTGGCACGATGATGTACCTCGCGAACAACGTGCCATATGCGCAGCCGATCGAGGACGGCTGGTCGCGCCAGGCTCCGCAAGGGCTGGTCGCGCTGACCGCAACTGAATTCCAGTCGATCGTCGGCCAGGCCGCGACGCAGGTGCAGTCGTGAGCGCGCTTCCTGCAATCCGCAACGCGCTCGAGGCGCAGCTGTCGACGCTGGGCCCGTTCGCGACGGCATATGAGAACGTGACCTACGCTCCCGTAGCCGGCACGCCGTACCAGCAGGTGACTTTGCTCCCGGCGACGCCTGACAATCCCGAGATGGGGCCAGGCTATACCGAGCAGGGCATTTTCCAGATCAACAGCTTCTTTCCGAAAGAGGCTGGTCCGGCTGCAGCGACCGCGCGCGCCGAGGCGATCCGCGCCGCATTCCCGTTCGCCGCGTCGTTCGTCAGCGCCGGCGTCACGGTCAACGTCGTCGCCACTCCCGAGATCGGCC